TAGAAGTAGAAGCATTATACACAGAGGAGTTATGTATTTGTGATGGTACAGTAGATACTTTAGACATATTAGGAGACGGTTCTTGTATAGCTACATACCCTTTAGATGGCAATGCTAATGATTTAAGCGGTAATTATAGTGGAACGCCTACTGATGTTTCTTATGGCATAGGAGAGTTTGATTTGGCAGGTGTTTTTAATGGGAGTAGTAGTAGGATTGAATCAAACATAGATGTATTCAATACAACCACATATTCTGTATCTTTATGGGCTAATGTTGGCTCCTACAAAGGGGCAAGTTATAATCATTGGGCATTTATAATTAATAATGACCAACACGTTGTTATAGGTGAATCTCCTGCTAACACTTTAAAAATATATTTCAGCGATTTCACAATATCAAACCCATTTTATACAATAACAGACCCTACTGCTTGGCATCACATAGTAGTAACAAGGACAGGCAATAGTATATCTATGTATGTAAATGGTACTTTAGCTAATACTTTTTCTTATGGAGGTCTAAGCCAAGGAACAGGGTTTAAACTTGGAACTAACCACACAGATAATGCTTTCTTTGACGGCTCAATAGACCAAGTAAGAATCTTTAACAAAGCATTATCTTCAAGTGAGGTAACAACATTGTACAATGAAACTGCTTGTACTGTTACATATTCAAATACAGAATGGAGAGGTGCTTGGGACACTGTAAATTCAATAACATCTGCTTGTGCTGCAGGAAGCAGTACTTTATCTTTTAGTAATAACGACAGAACTGCAACAGAATCTGGCACAGGATTTTATGTTGGAGCTTTTAGTGAAAACCAATACGGCACATTTTATTTGTTTGGTGCAGATGCAGGAGGATTGGCTACTAAATTTACAGGTAATTTTACAGATGATACTTTTATTTACAGACCCATATTAGAAGGAGGTGTGTATGCTGAAATATTAATGGAAGCCCCTGAATTAAGATTAGGAATAACAAAAAATAGAGTTTGTACCGCCCCAGACCAATCTGCTTGGTACGATAATGCTATTGTTTATAGAAACTGGACTGGTCAAATTATAAGATACAATACAGTAGTAACAACAACTGCAACTTTTACAGTAGGCGACATTATAGGTATATTGTTAGACGAGACTGCAGGAATAGTTACTTTTTACAAAAATGGGACTTTTGTATATACCGTTTCATTATAAGGAAAATTAAACTATGGACAATAAAATATCATTTATAAGTGGGTTTATGTTTACAACCCTATCAAATATTAACTTATACATCTAGCGGAACATATACTGCTTAAAATCAAATAAAATGAATACAATTAGAAAATTAAGTGTAGGTAGAGACTATAAAGTCGACGCTATGCACTATCAATTAAATCAACAAGTTTACGGAGGACACATTATTTGTGATATAATAGAAGAGAACGACGCGTATTGTATATATATCAAAAAAGGTGATGATATATTACCATGGAAGTCTTTTAATAAGAACATGGGTATAAGCGTTGAATTTAATTTAGATTATGAATAGTCCAATAGATTTTATTGTACAGCCAAAAGAAAAAAGATATAACAACACAAAACAAATTGACGGAACAGAGTTAGTATTAAATACATCTGTTGAAGATCATAAATTTGTTAGCAGAGAAGCAATAGTAAAAGCAACTCCATTAGCGTTTGAAACAAATATAAAACCAGGGGACGAGCTTATAGTGCATCATAATATATTCAGAAGATTTTATGATGTACATGGAAATGAAAAGAATAGTAAAAGCTATTTTAAAGAAGATACTTACTTCTGTGCAATAGATCAAATATTTTTACATAAACAAAACAAAGAATGGTTTGCAACACCGGGATTCTGTTTTGTGGCTCCAATAAAAAAAGAAGATGAAGGTTTAATATCTACAGACGTAGAAGAGCCACTGAAAGGTATTGTTAAATATACCGATAATTCAGAATTTGTTTTAAAAGAACAAGTTGTTGGATTTACTCCTGACTCGGAGTATGAGTTTATAATAGACGGAAATAGACTATATAGAGTACCACTTAAATCAATTTCAATACACTATGACCGCGAAGGAAATGAAACAGAATATCATAACAGCTGGCTATAAAGCAGTTGAAGAATTAATAAAAGTTGCTCGTGAGCAAATTATAGATTCAGAAGATGACATTAGCGCAGATCGCTTAAAGAACGCTGCAGCAACAAAAAAACTAGCAATATTTGACGCGTTTGAAATACTTAATAGAATTGAAGACGAAAAGAATATTTTAGATAACAAGCCAAAAGAAGATGTAGAAATTGCGTTCTCTGGGTTTGCTGAAAAAAGAAGTAAGTAATGTACGAACAGTCATTATTTAAAATTATAGAGCCTATCAAGCATACTACAATAAATAGACTTAATAAAGCTAAATATTGGAAGTATGGTTATGATAAGGAGCACGACGTAATCGTTATTGGTCATACGGGCCAAATAGGGGAGATATATGAGATCCAAAACCTAAAAATAGCATTACCTAAGGTTCCTAAAGAAGTACACAATACAGGAGGCAAATGGACTCCGTCTGAGTATCCTAAAGAACTTAAGAATATTAAAACAATATTCGATTGGGAATCTTATTCTAATGACTTTAAAAGCAAATGGGTTGAATATATTGAAAATGAATTTACGCGAAGGGAAGAAGGATATTGGTTTATTAATAAAGAAGTGCCTACTTATATTACTGGTACCCATTACATGTACTTGCAGTGGACCAAAATTGATGTTGGGCAGCCAGACTATAGGGAAGCAAATAGATTATTCTTCTTATTCTGGGAAGCTTGTCAGGCCGACAGTAGGTGTTTCGGAATGTGCTATCTTAAGAATAGACGGTCCGGTTTTAGTTTCATGGCAAGCGGAGCAACGGTTAATTTGGCAACAATATCTTCTGATGCTAGATTCGGAATACTATCAAAATCTGGGGGTGACGCTAAGAAGATGTTTACAGACAAGGTGGTACCTATATCAATCAACTATCCCTTTTTCTTCAAACCGATCCAGGACGGTATGGACAGGCCCAAAACCGAAATCGCATTTAGAGTACCCGCGTCCAAGCTTACAAGAAAATCCATTGCAAAAACCACGGATACCAAAAGTCAACTACAAGGACTTGATACGACCATCGACTGGAAGAACACCGGTGATAACTCCTACGACGGTGAAAAGCTCAGACTTCTAGTACACGACGAAAGTGGTAAATGGGAAAAACCAAACAATATATTAAATAACTGGAGGGTTACAAAAACTTGTTTGAGATTAGGTAGCAGAATCATAGGTAAATGTATGATGGGCTCTACTTCTAACTCTTTAGATAAAGGGGGAGATAATTTTAAAAAATTATATGAAGCATCAGACGTTACGAAAAGAAACCGCAATGGACAGACTAGCTCAGGATTATATTCTTTGTTCATTCCTATGGAGTGGAACTACGAAGGATTCATTGATACTTATGGATTACCTGTCTTCAACACGCCTGCAGAACCAGTTGACGGACCTTATGGAGACAAGATAGAAGTAGGTGTTATAGAACACTGGGAAAACGAAGTAGAAGGTTTAAAATCTGATCAAGATGGTTTAAATGAATTTTACAGACAGTTCCCTAGAACAACAGAGCATGCGTTTAGAGATGAAGCTAAAAACTCCATCTTTAATTTAACAAAAATATACGATCAAGTAGATTACAACGAAGGCATTGGTATTTCTAATGTAGTTACAAAAGGAAACTTTGCTTGGGAGAATGGTATAAAAGACACTAAGGTTATATTCTATCCTGACAAAAACGGTAGATTTAATATATCCTGGATTCCGCCTTTAAACCTTCAAAACCGTGTAATAATAAAAAATGGTACAAAAGCGCCAGGAAATAGCGACTTAGGTGCCTTTGGTTGTGATAGTTACGATATATCAGGTACAACAGACGGAAGAGGTTCTAAAGGAGCTTTGCATGGGTTGACAACTTTTTCTATGACAGAAGGAGTTCCACCTCATCATTTCTTTTTAGAATATATTGCAAGACCTCAAACCGCGGAGATATTTTTTGAAGATGTATTGATGGCATTAATATTTTACGGTATGCCAATACTAGCAGAGAATAACAAACCAAGATTGCTGTATTATATAAAAAGAAGAGGGTATAGAGGGTTTTCAATGAATAGACCTGATAAGTTGGCTGCAAAGCTATCACCCGCTGAAAAAGAAATTGGTGGTATACCAAACTCTTCAGAAGATATAAAACAAGCTCACGCAGCTGCAATTGAAACATATATACAAGATTATGTAGGAGCTTTTGAAAACGGCAACTACGGAACATTATATTTTAATAGAACCCTAAATGATTGGGCTAAGTTTGATATAAATAAGAGAACGGCGTTTGATGCCGCTATAAGTTCTGGATTAGCTATAATGGCTTGCAACAGACACAAATATATGCCTCAGTCAGTTAAAACAACAACAAAGTTAAACTTTGGTTTTACGAGGTATGATAACAAAGGAGCATTTTCAAAAATAATAAAATAGATGTCAAAAGTATTACCAAGAGGTGTATTCCCGAGCCAAGCGGTTTCAGATTCAGAAAAAGCTTCTAAGCTATATGGTTTAGAAATTGCTAGGGCTATTGAATCGGAATGGTTTAAAAGAGATTCAGGAACTGCACGCTACTATGCAAACAGAGACAACTTTCACAGACTACGCTTATATGCTAGGGGAGAGCAATCAATACAAAAGTATAAAGATGAATTATCTATTAATGGTGATTTGTCTTATCTTAACTTAGATTGGAAACCTGTACCTATCATACCTAAGTTTGTAGATATTGTAGTTAATGGTATTGGCGAAAGAGCGTATGATATTAAAGCATATTCTCAGGATCCTAACTCTATTCAAAAAAGAACTGAGTATGTCGAGTCTGTAGTAAGAGATATGCAGTCTCGTGAAATATCCGATCAAATACAACAGCAACTTGGTATTAATGTATATGAAAACGATAAAGATAGTCTTCCGGAAACAGAAGAGGAACTTAATCTTCATATGCAGCTTAATTATAAGCAATCTATTGAAATTGCTTCAGAAGAAGCTTTAAACAATGTTTTTGATCATAACAAATATCAGTTATTAAAGAAAAGATTAGACTATGACATTGCTGTTATAGGTATGGCTTGTTCTAAAAATAGTTTTAATACTGCAGAAGGAATTACAATTAAATATGTAGATCCAGCAGATATTGTTTATTCATATACTGAGTCTCCTTACTTTGACGATATATATTATGTTGGAGAAATAAGAAGAGTTAGTTTAACTGATCTTAAAAAAGAATACCCTGATTTAACTCAAAAAGATTTAGAAGAAATTGAAGGCACTGGTTCAGGGTCTTTGATGTACAATAAGTCTTATGCTGCAGCAGATGTGCAAGATAAATCTTATGTATACGTATTATACTTTGAATGGAAAACATTTAAAAATCAAGTATACAAAGTTAAAGAAACTGCATCAGGAGCTTTAAAGGCTATTAAAAAAGATGATTCCTTTAATCCACCTAAAGATGATAGATCAAGATTTGAAAAAGTAAGTAGGTCTATTGAGGTGTTATACAATGGTGCTAAAGTAATTGGCTCTAATAAGCTATTAGAATGGAAGCTTGCTGAAAATATGACAAGACCAAAGACTGATACTACTAAAGTTCAAATGAGTTACAACATCGTAGCTCCTAGAATGTATAAAGGTCAAGTTGAGTCATTAGTAAGTAGAATGACTACGTTTGCTGATATGATTCAAATTACGCATTTGAAACTGCAGCAAGTTCTTTCAAGAATGGTACCAGATGGTGTTTATTTAGATGCCGACGGTTTATCTGAAATAGATTTAGGTAACGGAACAAACTATAGTCCACAGGAAGCATTGAATATGTATTTCCAAACTGGTTCTGTTATTGGTAGATCAATGACACAAGACGGAGAGTTTAATCATGGCAAAATTCCTATCCAAGAATTGCAAACTTCTGCAGCTGGAAGCAAAATATCAAGTTTAATTAATTCTTACAACTATTATCTACAAATGATAAGAGATGTAACTGGATTAAATGAAGCAAGAGATGGCTCAACGCCAGATTCAAATGCTTTAGTAGGGTTGCAAAAACTTGCGGCAGCAAATTCAAATACAGCTACAAGACATATAATGCAAGCTGGTTTATACCTAACATTAAAAACAGCTGAAGCTATATCTCTTAGAATATCCGATGTACTTGAAAATTCAAATACAAGGAACAACTTTATTCAGAGCATTGGTAGATTCAACGTTGGAACACTAGAAGAAATTTCACAATTACATCTTCACGACTTTGGTATATTCTTAGAATTGTCTCCGGATGACGAAGAAAAGCAATTGCTTGAAAATAATATTCAAATGGCATTGTCTAAAGAACAAATATACTTAGAAGATGCTATTGATATTAGAGAAGTTAAAAACTTAAAATTAGCTAATCAATTATTAAAAGTAAGACGTAAAAAGAAATTTGATCAAGACAGGCAGTTACAACAAGAGAACATCCAAATGCAAACGCAGTCAAACGCGCAAGCTGCGCAAGCCGCTGCACAAGCAGACGTTCAAAAAAATCAAGCTATTACGCAATCTAAAATTCAGCTCACATCTGCGGAATACGAATTAAAAGCACAGATGCTAGAAAAAGAAGCTGAGATTAAGAAACAGCTTATGCAATATGAGTATGAGCTTAATAAGGATCTTAAGCAGCTAGATTTACAAGTGATTAATGATAAGGAGAAGTATAAAGAAGATCGTAAAGATAAAAGAACAAAATTACAAGCTTCTCAACAATCAGAATTAATAGATCAAAGAAAAAATAATAAAGCTCCAAAAGATTTTGAATCCGCAGGATTTGATACATTAGGAGGATTTGGCTTAGGGCAGTTTGAGCCAAGATAAAATCATACTGCATAACTTATATAATATCATATCATGTCAGAAGAAACCGCAAAAGTTGTTGTTGATGAAACACCAACAGCAGCAGAAAAAGAAACACAAGTTCTCGAAGCAGCTGGAGTAGACACAAAAGCTGATGACGGAGTCTACAAAGTAGATTTAAGTAAACCAAAAGCACAAGAAGATGCCGTACAAAACGAAGAGCAAGGGAACGAGCAAGTCGAAGCCAATGAGCAAGTCGATGATCAAACCGAAGAAAAATTGCAAGAAGTTAATGAAGAAGTAGAAGATTCTGCTTTAGAATTAATTGAAGACACAGAAGAACCTGAGCCTGTTAAGGAAGAAGAAGAATTAGTAACAGAAGAAGAGGTAATTCAAGAATTAGAAAAAACAGGGGTAGACCTACCTGAAAATATTCAAAAAGTTGTAGACTTTATGAATGAAACCGGGGGATCGCTAGAAGATTATGTTAGATTAAATGCTGACTACTCAAATGTAGACCCAAGTACTTTATTAAAAGAATATTACAAGCAAACTAAATCACATTTAGATAATGAAGAAATTGATTTCTTAATTGAAGACAATTTTGAATTTGACGAAGATTTAGATGAGGAGCGAGACATCCGAAGAAAAAAACTTGCATATAAAGAAGAGATTGCAAAAGCAAAAAACTTTTTGACTTCACTTAAGGATAAATATTACGACGAGATCAAGTTGAACTCTAAGTTAAATCCGGACCAGCAAAAGGCTATTGACTTTTTTAATCAATATAACAAAGAGCAATCCGAAGTTCAGCAAACACAGGAAAAGCAGCTTAATCATTTTAAACAACAAACCGAAAAAGTTTTCAATCAAGAGTTCAAAGGTTTTGATTTCAAAGTTGGGGATAGCAAATACAGGTTTAAAGTTAAAGATGTGGCCAAAACAAAAGAAGTACAGGGCGATCTTAATAATGTTCTAAGTAAGTTCTTAGATGAAAATAATATGATCTCAGACGCTTCAGGATACCACAAAGCTATTTTTGCTGCAAACAACGCTGACAGTTTAGCTACTCACTTTTACGAACAAGGTAAAGCTGATGCCATTAAGGAAATTTCAAGAGATTCAAAGAATGTAAACATGGATCCTAGAAAAACTGGAAGTGGTGTTATTGAAACCGGAGGAATGAAAGTAAGAGCCATAACTGGTGACGATAGCTCTAAGTTAAAAATTAAACTTAGAAAATAAACATTTAAAAAATTTAAAATGGCTACAATTACTCCAACTGGAGGACCAAACTTAAACGCGG